GCTGGCACGTCGGCCAGCCTGGCGTAGCCCTTGCGCTGTTGCGTTTGCTGCCATTCGTACAGTTCACGATTGACGCACAGCATGGCGCTGACGATGGCCGGTCGCAGCCGGGCATCGGTGACGGTGCCATCCAGGCGCATTGCATCGCGCATGGCGAGCATGTCGATGTGGATAAAGAAGCCGTCGTTGATGATGGTCGCGCCGGCGTCTGGCGTGGCGGCACTCGTCGATGGCAGGGCGTTGTCGATGACGGTCATGGTCGTGTTTAAGTCGGCGGTGGGCGGGCGTCGGAATGTCGGGGTATGCCGAGACAGTCGTCAACCCGCGCCGCCGAGCGCCGTGGGGTGCTCGTTAGGGGGAATCGGTTAGCCGTTTGAGGCGGCGTTCCAATCGCTCAATGTCTTTCTTTACGCCGATGCCCTGGAATAGCGATAGGGCGCGTTGCAGGTTTGTTAGTGCGTCTTTGGCCTGGGGCGCGACGGCCGGTGCGATGTTTTCGGTGTCGGCGGCATCGACGCTTGCCAGCAGTGCGTAGGCAATGGCTTTGTGCAGCTTGGCGCGCGCTTGGTCTGGGGCATCGGCTTCATCGGTGAGTGCCTTGACTTCGGTGAGCACCACGACGGCATGCGCGGGGTCTTGCGACAGCTTGCCGTTGAGGTAGCCGCCTGAGAATTCGTCAATGAGCATGGTTGCGACGTTGCGGCTGTATTGGTCGGGTAGCGTGAATTTGTGCTCGACCACATAGCGGGCAATTTGCAAGGCGCGGTCATAGTCGCCGGTGTCGATGTGCCAGACCAGCACCGTCGCCAACACGTCATCCTGACCGCCGTTGCCTTCGGTCAAGACGCCATCGACCCATTCTTGATAGCTGGGCAGCAAGGTCGCTTTGATGGCGATCTTGCGTTCGATGGATTGAATCTCACTGAGCGTGCGGCGGTCGCCGGCGAGTTTCATCAATTGGAGCTCGTAGGCGCTGCCGGTGGTGATGCCGCCGCTTTCTGTGGCAGCCGCCGAGCGTGCCGCCATGACACGCTCGCGATGGCGCAAGGCAGGGGACTGATACGTCATGATTTACGCGGCTTCCGCTTGGTATTCGATGTGTTGAATGAAGGCGGCCAGGCCGTTGTCTTCGACCACGTAGGCGTCATTGGACGATTCGTAGTTTTCCAGACGGTCGCGCTTGGGCTCGTCTACCAGGCGACGGCGGCGTGCGCCTTCCTGGTAATAGATCGATAGATTGTCGAGGCGCGTGATCAGGATGGCGTTTTCTGGGAAGAAGGGGACGCGTACCGCTGGCAGGCCGCCGATGCGCTTCTGGCTGATGATGATGTCGGCGGCCAGCGTTTCGGTCGGGGCTTGCTTGGTGTTGACCAGGGGGAAATACTTGTCGCTCAAGAGTTTGCGGCCAATGATGGCGACTAGACCCGTGTCTTCCTGATACCAGGTGTCGAGCAGGTTGATGGCGTCCATGACGGCGGCATCGACATTGGCGTAATCCGCACCGGCATGGGCGCCGATGATGACTTTGCCTGGCAAATCTTTGCCGACCAGGCCGAGCACACGTTCGGGGGCATCTTCACGCAGATGTTGCAACCAGCCCTTATTCACATCTTGCAGCAGCGGGTTGGCGGCCAGGTCGGTATCGGGTGCGACCTTGATGCCGTTGAATCCGATCATGATGCGGTCGAGTGCTTGGCGTTCGATGACGGCACCGGAGACGCGCGTCTGGAAGTCGGGGAACTTGGCCCAGGTGTCGAGCTTTTGATAGGTGATATGGGTGTCGAAGTTGGTCTTCTCGCAACGGTAGCCGCGTTGATCGAGGGTGCTGACATCGCGTGTCTGGCGTTCCTTGGTGGCGGTATTGGTGCGGCTGGCCACGGGACCGGAGACGCCCAGGCCGATCTTTTGACCTTCTTGTTCGGTCACGGGCAGGATGTTGATTTTGCTCAGGAAGTCGGACTTTTCCTGCAATTTGGTTTCCAGCTTTTGTTGCACCGAGGGATCGACCGAGAAGGTGGCGGCGACGCTGTCGGTGTCATTTAGTTGCGCCAGACGTTGGGTGTAGTGCGCAACGGCGATGCGGGTGTGCTTCTTCATTGTGGGGGCTCCGAGGGGGATGCGTGAATGGGGTGGCCGTTATTGGGGTGAGCGCGCGCCGACTTAGAAATCCGTCTGCAAGGTGCCGTCACCGCCGGTGGCTGGCTGGCGGTGCGTGCTGCTCTTGTCGGTGAAGTCGAGCTTGCGGCGGAATTCGGCGGCCGTTTCCTGTTCGGCAGAGAACTGGGTTTCGAGCTCGGCCAGGCGCTTGTCGAAGCCATCGTTGCGTTGGGCGACTTGGCCGAATTGTTCGGCAACGGCGGTGACCGCTTCGGAGACATCGGCGAAGCGCGCATCGTCGTTGTCCGATTTTTTGGTGAGGCGGGTAAAGATGGCTTTGACCGAATCTGCCAGCTTGGTGCCGACCGATGGCGTGTCGTCTTCAAACACCAGTTCGGTTTCGACAGCGACTGAGAACAGGTTGTCAGGCGATAATTTTCGGTGTGCGAAGATGGATGCTTGTGGGTTCTGCGCCGAGAAAGTTAGTGCTTCGGTGCCGAGGCTGGCGGGTGTGTCGGTGACGCCTAAACCAACCAGATAGGCGCGGCCGGTGTCGGCAAATTTTGGATTGATTTCGATGCTGGTGTAAATCTTTTGACGGGCCTTGTTCATGGCGATCATTTCGGGCGTCGGTGCGATCTGTGCGAACAGTGCCAGGCGCTTGCCGCTTTCTGTGTCAACTTCTTCGGCCTTTACCGCAGTGACATCGCCGTAGGCTTTGAAGGGGCCGTCGGGCATGATGCCGCGCAGATGTTCCAACCAAACGCGCGCGCCATAGGTGGATGGGTTGAAGCTGGCGGCCATTTCTTGAATTTGAATGCGGTCAATCGTGCGGCCGTCGGTCGTGGCGCCTTCTGTTGCGACGCGAAAGAATTTGCTTTTGGTGGACATGTGTGTGCGCTCGTGGTCGGTTGATTGGATAACGTCATCGTCCGCCGATGCGCGATTCCATTCAACGTCGAGCAGGTTGATATCAGGCTTACTGGCTTCGCCGATGACCCGCTACGCGCGCGCGCCGCCTACGCTGGCGGCATGTTAGAAATTTCCGAAAACACCACCGAAAAACTTGATGAGCTGAGCGAGCCGAGACGCAAGGCGCGCGGCTTGTATTTCCAGGGCTGGCGGGTGTCGTCGATTGCGCGTCACCTGCGTGTGAAGCGTTCGACGGTCAATAGTTGGAAGCAGCGCGACCGCTGGGAAAAGGTGCCGGCCTCCGAGCGCATTGAACTGGCCATCGAAGCGCGCATGGTGCAACTGATTGCGAAAGAAGTAAAGACCGGAAGCGACTATAAGGAAATCGATTTATTAGGCCGCCAGGTGGTGCAACTGGCGCGTGTGCGGCGCTACGAACAACCCGGCGGCCATGAGGGCGATCTCAATCCGAACATCGCCAATCGCAACGCAGGACCGAAGAAAAAGCCGAGTCGCAACGAGTTCAGCGAGGAACATCAAAGCAAGCTGCTGGAAGCGTTCAACGACTCGCTGTTCGATTATCAAAAGGTATGGTTTCGCAACGCCGAGCAACGCACGCGAGCGATTCTCAAGTCGCGTCAGATTGGCGCTACCTGGTACTTTGCGCGCGAAGCCCTGGTCGATGCGATTCAGAGCGGGCGCAATCAGATTTTCTTGTCGGCGTCGAAGTCGCAGGCGCACGTCTTTAAGCAGTACATCATCCAATTCGCTAAGGAATCCTGTGGCGTCGAGTTGTCTGGTGATCCGATTGTGTTGCCCAACGGCGCGCATTTGTATTTCCTTGGCACGAACGCACGCACGGCCCAGGGCTATCACGGCAACTTCTATTTCGATGAATTTTTCTGGACCCACAATTTCACGGAATTGAACAAGGTCGCGTCCGGTATGGCGATGCAAAAGATGTATCGCAAGACCTATTTTTCGACGCCGTCAGCGACCACACATGAGGCGTATGCGCTCTGGACCGGCGAGAGGTTCAATCGCCGTCGCGCCAAGGGCGACAAGATCAGCATCGACATCAGTCATAAGCGGCTGTCGTCAGGCTTCACCGGCGAAGACAAAATTTGGCGGCAAATCGTCACGATTCTGGACGCAGAGAAGGGCGGTTGCGACCTGTTCGATATCGACGAGCTCCGCGACTTCGAATACACGCCGGACCAGTTCGAAAACCTGCTCATGTGTAATTTCATCGACGATTCTGCGTCGGTGTTTCCGCTGGCTGATTTGCAACGCTGCATGGTTGATTCCTGGGTCGCCTGGGACGACGTGAAGTTCCTCGCGCCTCGCCCGTTTGCTCATCGCCCCGTGTGGATTGGATACGACCCATCCCTGACGGGCGACAGCGCCGGTTGCGCCGT